TATTTTTCAAAAATTTCATCGTAAACTTGTTCAGCACTCTTATTGTAATGCTGTGGGTCGTGAAAGATTTTAATTTCTGGAGGTTGTTCACCAATATGGTCACGGATCAATTGACCGTTTACACAATAGTCTGCGGCAATATTAAAAATTTGACGATCTCTGCCTTCGTTACGTCCCATGTGGTCAAACACATTGTGCAGAATTTCATGTGCAACAACAAACTCAACTTGTTTAGTTGTGAGACCACCAAAAAATTCACGATTGTAAAACAAATGACGACCGTCAGTTGCGGCAGTCTTACACCATGCGCTGGCATCTTGAATGTTTAAACGGGTGGCCATGTTACCAAAAAATGGATGGCGTAGCAATAGTCCCACACGGGCTACAATAATTTTATCAACGACTTCGTCTAATGAATGTTGCATTTTTCTGCTCCTAATCTGTTACTATGTATATATTATAACACCTCCCGAAGGAGGTGTCAATAGCTAGATTTTACTTCTTTTCAGTTGCGGCACTAATGTATTTGCCAAACTTAGCGTGGAACGCATCAAAACAGCTAATCTCATCTGGATCCAACGGCAATTGATATTGTGTCAATGCAAGTTTAGTACTCATAATGACCAATTCAGTTTCAAAATTGTCCATGATAAATTGGAAAAAGTTATTAACTTGACTATTCCAATTTTTAGCGTTTTTGTCTGCGCTATCTTTAAGTTCATAGCACAGGCTAACTGCCAAAGAGTACATTGCAGAAATTTCTTTTGATTCCATCTTCTTAACAGAGCCATTCAAAATGTCTGTGGGATTTGGCATTTTGCTAGCGACTTTACGGTGAGCCATAAATTTAATAGCAAGTCCTTCACCAACTGCACCTGAGACCAAATCGGTCAATGTGTCTGCATCAGTGTCGTCATCTTCCAACAACTCGCTAACAAAGGTCCAACTACGTGGTGTAGCAAAACTACGTGAGCTAGACTTTGGATCAAAATCATACAAGTCTTTCTTAGAGAAAGTCAAAAAGCCCACTACGTCTTTATGGATACGATTCTCAGTAGCCCAAAAGCTATAGTCATCCCAGTCAACACGCATCTCCAAGTGAATAAAACGATTAGCCAACGGAGCTGGCATGCGGAATGTTACACCCTTGTCAGCTTCACGGTTACCAGCGGCAATCATTAACACATTGTCTGGCAATTTGTAAGTGCCCACACGACGATTCAAAATCAGCTGATAAGCCGCAGCCTGTACAGCTGGAGCCGCACTATTCATTTCGTCCATAAACAAAATAATTTTTTTATGCTGTGACGCAAATGCTTCGTCTGGCAACTCGCTAGGAGGAGCCCAAACCATTTTGCTAGTGTTACTATCAAAATATGGAATACCCTTAATGTCAGTGGGTTCCCACAAACTTAAACGGATATCAATTACATGGGCATCGAGATCTTCGCCAAGTTGCTTGACGATATCTGATTTACCAATCCCGGGAGGACCCCACAGGAAGATTGGACGACGTTTAGAAAAACCTTTTTGGATTGCACGTTTGGCTTGCTTGGGGCCTACAGTACGGGAAATAATCTCGCTCATTTAAGTTCCTATCTTAGTTTGCGGGGTTGTAAAAAATTGCGCTATGTATGTATTATAGCGTCAGTCCGTTAGGAAGTCAAGCGTATTTTGGTTAAATCAACCAATATCTTCAGATTTTTTTCTAGCGTTGATTGCTTTGACAAGACCGTATTTTCGAATATCGTCTGAAAACAGCATCAATTCAAAAGCCTTTTTTTCCGAAAAAACGGTTAAACTTTGATTGGTTAGATAGTAAGGACAATCAATAAATCGATCAAAAAATATTATCGTTTGGGGACTAAGTTCAACACTTTGAGTAAACGGTACTTCATATTGGGTCAATTCCAAAATATTTGTCAAATGTTCATAACCTTCTTCAGTAAGGCGTAGTCCTCCAGAATCTTTAGTGCGTGTATTTTTCCACCAAAGTCTGTGATGCATCTTAACTGTGGCTTCATCACAGGATTTTTCTTGTTGTTTCAAAAAAATCTGCGTAAACGCCAATGAAGATATCATTTTAATGTTTGGCCAGATGTTAATACTGTTACTTGGAAGTCACTACAACCAAAAGTTAAATTTAATTTTTTGGCTAGATTAACTGCATGTCCTGGATTGCTGAATGCCACTTTTTTGTATTTAGGCCCAGGATAGCTGGTAACACTACTAAAACTCTTTAAATTAAAAGGTGAACCTTTATAAAAGACAGCCCAAATTGCTTCGGCTGCTAATACTTGCTCGCACTTATAATTTTTTTTGTTTATGTGTTCAAGAAGAACTTTTGGTTTTGGTCTGCTCACGATATGCGTCCTCAAATGTACGCATATATTTATCTATTTTTGATTAGAGAAACCGCCACCGTCTAGCTCTACAGTAACAGTGTCGTTAGCTGTATTTTTAAGAATATGCATCAAATTATCGTAATCTTGAGTTAATTTACTGGTAACTTCGCCCAAGGTAAATGCCAATTGCTTTGCAGTTTTGATATCTAACTTGATTTCTTTTTGCTGACTCATATCAGCTATTTTTACCTGCTGTATAAACTGTTGCAAGGGTATTGTGTTAATTGGGTTACTTTGCATTGGCCAATGCCTCTTTTGCTTCTTCTTCTGTTTTAAAAGGACCAGTAAATGGGTAACGCTCAATGGTGATCAATTTAGGGCAAAAGCTTCTAACCCAATTTTTAGGGAATTTAATAATGTAGTGTCCAGCACAGAATAAACTTTTACTTTGATTACTTTTTGTAAACAATGGTAGTTTTCTTCGTACGTCATACATTGAATTGTATGGTTGCCACTTAGTTGGATGCCCGTGGCATTCATTTACATCAACTTGTGATATAGTGGTTGTAAACCCTTTTAAGAAAAAATTAGTACCAAACTTCTTTGTTATATCAGACTTTTTAGTAAAATATATTTCTCCGTTAGCACCGCACAACACATACTTGTTGTTTTCTTTTTTATGTAGGGTACCAACTTTTTCTCCGTCTTGCTCAACAATCCAAAGTAATCCATCTACAATGGGTTTTGCATGTAAGTCTGTCATTCTGCTTTTCCTCTTTGAAATTTATATTCTCTACGTAGCCACCACTTGTATTGGTGCCAGTATTGATGCATACTTAATTTTGGTTCTCTAAAATTATCTCGTTCATCACAATTAGAAATCCAAAGTTTTCTCAACCAATTGGTAAAGTCCGTGTCATGCTCTTTGATATTTTGCTTGGAATGGTTCTGCATATTGTTGTATTGAATCCGTAATTTTCTTTAAATCGTACAAGTTACAAAATTTAAGCAATCTAATACCAACTTGATCAATTGTCTTAGGAACAGCATTAGTACTAATTGTTTCCGTAATTACATTTCTAATATCTTGAGGTTGCGCGGCCAGATCAATGAGTTTACGATTACGTTCGTAATCTTCTAGCACACGATGTTCTTCGCCATTATGGTCCACCCAACGTTGCAACATCATGTTGTTCCACGCGAATCCGCGATTTGATCTATCGTTAAATGCTTCTTCTAATTTGTTTTTACGTACCTTTGGATAAGCACTAAACACATTGTCAGTGGGATCGCCACGCATACATTTTTCAAATAACAGCCATTCAGGATTTGGGACATCCTTAGCCGCATTAGTTTTCTTATCAATAACACGTTTGCCCTTTTTATCTAAGATGCCTTCGTGTGTTATAGTTGTTTCCATTACACCATTATATTGTCTAACATTTGGCGCAATCAATTGTACAAAGTCGCTGTCTGTTGAAATTATCACATGATCTGCATCGGGATGTGTCTGTATCCAACCGGCAATTAAGTCATCTGCTTCTAACTGCGGATTTTGTAGTACAGTACAGTTGGTCTTTTCTGCAATAAAATCTTTAAAAGTATCAAATGCTTCCCAAAATACTTTTTCTTCTTCTGCTTGTTTCTCTGTATGTGCGGCACGGGCATCACTGCGATTGCGTTTGTAGGGCGCATAATAATCTTTGCGCCAGCTACGCCCTTCAAGACAGAACACAACATGACTGCCATTGAAGTCTTGCCATGCTTTTTTAATACTGTTTAATGTAATGTGGAATGCCATACCAAGTTTGATATCAGCACTGCCGTTAATAACGTGCCTAGCACGGAAGAATGTGTTTGCTGTATCAACTAAAATATAAGTCATTTTACCTCTGCTTTGCCACCGGCAAGTTTGTTAACATTAATAAAGCCAGCACCACGATTAGTGTCTTGACCTTCGTCGGCTAATACGTTTCGAGCTAGGTCTTTAAACCAACGATCCACAATCTCTTCTTCTGGATCTCCATCAAATCCGTATCCTGCTTGCTTCAATTGTAACACAAACTCGGCATTCCAGTCAAGCTCAAAAAAGCCATTTCTTATATTATCTTTGTTGACATGCGTATCCAAAACGGCAACCCACGGCTCTCCTTTGGCAGTAGCACGTTCTTTTGGAGTCATTTTAGCAGTTTCTTCTGCTTTTTGAGCCAACTCTGCGGCACTAGTAGCTTGTTTGGCCACTTTCATAGCATCTTCAGCTTGTTTTAAACTGGCTTCAGTTTGAGCTTTTATTTTATCAATGCCAAATAATTTTTCAATAAATTTATTCATTTTGTAGTTTCCATATGATACGTCAGTGTTTCCAATGGAAATATTGGACTAATTTTGTTTTCATAAAATTCCATAT